TAACCGCATTCTTTTGTGCAGATATTACTGCTGGAGTACGTTTTGCTTTATGGGGAGCAGAAATGTATAAATATTAATTTTTACTTCACTCTCTCTACTAAATAATATATATAAATTAACACAGCAAAACAAATAAGAGCAGTAGAAATGGTCATATCTCTTCTTACACTAGATTAAAATATGTGTATACATCTTATATGCCAATACCTCAAGCTAATTATTTTACAAGCAAAGGTTATAAACCAAAGGGTGAAAAAACATGCGAATGCTGTGGAAAAATAATAATTTTATATTTACAAAGAGATTTTAAAAGAAAAAGGTTTTGCTCTAGACAATGTTTTGGTAAAGTTAATTCTAAAATCAATAACTTAAGACCTCCAAAAGCTACTGAAGAAAGTCGAAAAAAAGCAGGAAAAACATTATCATTAAAAATAAAATTAGGTTTATTTAAACTTCCAATACCAACCCCTGAATCAAGAATAAGAGCAGGGCTTAAGATGAGGGGCGAAAAACACCCATTTTGGATTAAAGATAGGTCTAAAGTTAAAAGGTCTCGTTTTGATAATTCTTTTAGAGGTGAAGGGCCTATAACTTCTTGGCGAAACAGCGTTTATAGAAGAGATAAATTTACCTGTCAAAACTGTCATAAGATTGGCGGTAAATTAAACGCCCATCATATCAAGCCTTGGGCAAAATTTCCAGATGATAGATTCGATATTTCCAATGGGGTTACTTTGTGTGTAAATTGTCATAAGGAAGTACATAAAAAATGCCGATAATTCAACCCAAAGATAACGAGAAACAAGATAAATATATGGGGCGTTGTATGGAATTCATGAAAGATGAGAAATACCCTCAAAAACAAAAAGTGGCAATTTGCTTAAATACTTATAGCAAGCCAAAAAAGAAGAGCAAAGCAGCAGACAGAAATGGTATTGAAATAGATTTTACAGATAAGATCAAAGAAATTAAAGAGAAAAAAGCTCAAGAAGAAGCTAGCAAACAAGCTAAAGTAGAACCAGTAATTGAGCAAAAAATTGAAACACCAGCTCCAGTAGCTGAAATTAAAGTAGAAGCTCCAGTTGTTGAGCAAGTTCATACTGCTGTAACTGCCCCAACAGAAGTAATCGTTGAAGCTCCAGTTGTTGAAACACCAGTAGCTGAAATTAAGATTGAGGAAAATAAAGTTTCTTGATTTATTGATGCAGATATCCTATAATATAGGATATGTTTTTAATTACTGGTGGCGCAGGATTCATAGGATCTAATTTAGTTTTAAAACTTCAAAAGCTATATCCAAATTCTAAAATTATAGTTATAGACAACTACAGCTCATCTAAATTCAAAAACTTAATTAATTTCAAAGGCGAAGTTTATTCTTGCGATATTACAGATAAACAACATTTAAATGATATCTTATATGGTAAAAAATTCAGAGCAGTATTTCATCTTGGAGCATGCACGGATACAACAATCATTGATGAAAAGACACAATTAAATAATAATGTTCAAGGCACGAAGAATCTGTTAGATCTAGCAGATGCAGAAAATTTCATCTTTGCATCATCAGCTTCAGTTTATGGAATAACAGATAAAAGATGTCAAGAAGAAGATAATCTTAAACCAGCTAATGCATATGCTTTTTCAAAAATGATAATGGAAAATCTTATTAAAGGACACAAGAGCAAATTTAAAAACTTAATAGGATTTAGATTCTTTAATGTATATGGCCAAAATGAACAATTTAAAAACAAAAGTGCAAGCATGGTTTATCAATTACTCCAACAAGTTAGTAAAGATAATAAAGCCAAATTATTCAAACATGGAGAACAAAAAAGAGATTTTATTTATGTTAAAGATGTTGTAGATTGTCTTATTCATAGTCTAGATAAAAACAAAGAGTACGAGGTTTACAATTTAGGAACAGGAGAAGCAGTAGACTTTAATACTATCATTAATACTATTAACGAAGTTTTAAATAAAAAGTCCGAAATTGAATATATAGATTGTCCATATGATTTTTTTCAACCTTTGACAGAAGCAGATACATCTAAATTAAATATTGACTTAAAATATAATATCAAATATAATCTAAAAGAAGGCATATTAGATATATTTAATGAAACCAATAGAGATTAGAAAACCACTTAAAAATGTAACTAAAGGGTGGGGCGAGGAAGTATGGATCGTTAATAATGATGAGTATTGTGGAAAACTATTAAAGTTCAATAGTGGTGCAAGATTCTCTATGCATTACCATATTAATAAAGAAGAAACCTTTTTTGTATCTAAAGGCAAGCTTTCTTTAAAATCAATTAATCTAGAAAATGCTGAAGAATTCACAAAAGAAATTAATGTTGGTGATGTAGTTGATATTCCAAGGTTCGCTCCTCATCAATTAACAGCTTTAGAGGATAGTGAAATAATCGAATTCTCTACCCATCACGAAGACTCTGATAGTTACAGAATAGCTAAAGGAGATAGCCAAAAATGAATATAGCAGTCAGACTAGAAGGTGGTTTAGGAGATTGCTTGCTTGGTAATAGATTCGTTCCAGCTATAAAAGAAAAATACAAAGAAGCCTCTATAACAGCTTATATAGATAGCGAAGGTAAAACCTTCCAGAAAGAAGCATTAAGCATTCTATACCCATCTATCTATAAAAATATCAATATTATACAAAAGAAGAAATATAAGCCATTTTGGGTAGATTGTCAATTTGGTACAGATAACTATTATGGTGCTTTAGAAAATGTTCCAGATGATGTACAAGAAGAGTTTAAAACATATGATAAGTTTTATGACCTTCATATAGATTCATTAAAGTGGATTGATATGGATTTTGATTGGTTAAGATATTATAGATTCTTTCCAAAGCCAGAATTAAAAATAGATAACACAAAAGGTGATTATATAGTATTTCATTTAATATCATCTACATCAGTTGGTCATAGATTAGAAGATTGGTATCTTGAAAGACTTGTAAAAGAAACAGCAGAAAGCAATAAAGTATATTTAGTATCTACCCCAGAAACAAATTATTTTTACGACAAAGTTAAAGATTTACCCAATGTGCATTTATTTAATGGCACAATGCAAGAAGTTTGTGAATTGATATCTAATGCAAAATTTATGCTTTCAACTGATAGCGGTTTTAGATATATTGCTTATGGATATGGAATACCTACATTAACTTATTCAAAACAATCATCTCAACCATTCTCATCTATTCCAAGTCACCAAATGAGATGGTTAATGTTTTCAGAAACTTGTTTTCCATTAAATTATGATGCAAGTCATATGGTTAAAATCATTAATAACATCATGGAGAATAAAGGCTATATTCTAGCTCCTTATTTAGAAAATTTCAACAATCAAGCGGTTAAAAGAATTTATAAAATAAACACAGAAAAGAGTATAATCAATCCATGATTACAACCTTTTATTTTGGTGCATCAACTCAAGCTTCTCCAGATAGTTGTATTCACAAAGCAAGAGGAAATACCATTTGCAAGCATGCTGAATTTATTAACATATGGTACGATTATGCAAGATATGTTTATGGGCCAAAAGAGCATCTTTATATTGTAGACAACGCTTCGCCAATTGAGTTTAATAAAGTATTTGGCACTTCTAAAGAACAAATTGAATTTCTAGATGAAGATCAATACTCTTTTAATCCAAATGTTTTCATTCATGTAAAAAGATTTAATAAACAATTGAATCATGGAGGAGGAGTAGTCAGAGGTAATTGGGAAGGTTTTAAATTTTCAATAGCTAATAATTCAAATTATTATTTTACAGAATCAGATTCGCTATCTTTAGTTAACTTAAAAAATGAATTAATTGATTACGATATTATCACAAGTAATATAGAGGATGGTAATAATGGATGTATTGATTGCTCTAATTGGGCATTAAGAAAAGAATTGTTAACAGATGAAGTTATGAAAGTCAAAGATTGTTATGGATGTAATGAGTTAAGCGTATTTGATTCATTAGATCAATCTATAAAAAATAATGGAATCTGCACAACACAACCAAACTATCAATATTACGGAGCAATAGAGCATGGCCCATATATCAATTATCATCAAAAATATAAGATAAAAAAGATACAAGGTGATATCATACATGACGTTGATCTACATCAATTAAAAGATTTTATTCTAAAAACAAATGATAGAGTAGGATCTGAATTTGCTAAAGAATACATAAGGAACATATAAACATGAAAAATAATCTTGGAGATGTTTTTAATAAAAGTTCTGAAATAAGCATGAGCTTTGATGTATTAAGACCAAATGGAGCAGCAATAGATATTCCTCATGGAGTCTTGATTCTAGGAGCGCTTATGTCATCTAAACCTCAAAGCATAGTAGAGCTAGGCATAGGCACTGGTTTTGTAACGAGTTTGATTCTTCAAGGCATAGAATACAATAACATAGGAGAATTAACTTGCGTAGATAATCTTCATGATTTTGGTGGGCATTTAAAACCAGAGATTCTAGAAAACTTAAAGAAAACAAACGCTAAAATTCTTGCCCCTATGCAAGAAAAAGAATTTGTTTACCAAGCCGAAAATAATTCATATGATTTTTTAGTTTCTGATGCTGATCATTTTCATGCAGGAGCTTGGGCAGAAGAAATTTTTAGAATCATGAAGCCAGATTCATTTATGTTTTTTCACGATGTTAATCCAAGAGATTTTCCAAATCTGATGAGATATAAAACACTATCAGACGAACTAGGAAAGCCAAATTTTCTTTTTACAAAATGTTCAAGGAATGATGAAATTTGTGAAAGAGGATTATTAATGGTCGTAAATAAAAAATAAATCTAATGTCTATACCATCAGATAAAAAGATTTGCGTAGCTTCTATAGCAACTCCAGATATGAGAGAGCTATCAGAGATCACGATAAACAATAAGATTGAGTATTGTCAAAAAAATAATTACGCTGGATGCTTCTTGACTCAAAGTGAAGCTTATCTTGGTTTCGATAAAATACTATTCATAGAAGGTTTATTAAATACTGGCAAATATTCTTATATTTACTGGTGTGATTGTGATACAATTTTTACTAATTTTAATAAAAAAATAGAAGACCTAATAGACGAGAATCATCATTTCTTTATCTGCACAGATTACTCTCAAAACATTAATGCTGGAGTTTTCATCTTTAAAAATTCAAAAGAAGGTATGGAATATTTAAAAGAAGTAAAAGAAAAGATGTACGAACTAGCACCACAAAATAAATTTAAATTTGGCGAAGAGCAAACAGCTATAATGGAAACCTATAAAGATGCCAAGTACAAAGATATCATTAAAATACTACCACAAAAATCAATGAATTCATATCCATATAGTGATAAAGAAGTAAGAGATCATAATGGAACATATCTTGATTCACTAAATACCAATGGAGACTGGACAAATGATGATTTAATGATTCATATTCCTGGATTTGGTAAAGACTTTTATCGAAAGCTAGTAAGCCACTTTAGATCTTATATTCAGAAAGTAATAAAATAATGAAGAACTTCTTTAAAAGATATGAGAATGGAGACAGACCACTTGGCTCTAGATTAGCCACAATGAAGATTGCGTTAAGTTTGCTTGATGGGAATAAACATAATAATTTCGTAGAAACTGGAACAACAAGAAAAAATTACCTTAATTGTCCTAATATAGAAGATCGAGCTGCAGATGGTGGATCTACATTAATTTTTTGTGACTATGCATCTAAATTTGGTGGACATGTTTGGACATGCGATATTGAATCAAATAATATAGAAAGTTGCAAAATTGCTACAGAAGAATACAAAGACAATATAACTTATGTTGTAGATGATTCCTTGAATTTTCTAAACAATTTCGATCAATCAATAGATTTTCTATATCTAGATTCTTTAGATAGTTCATTTCCAGGTGCTCATGAACATCAACTTAAAGAGATAGAATTTGCTTATAAAAATTTAACTAAAAATAGTATTATTCTTTTAGATGATTTAGGATCTAAGACGAACCTATCAATACCATTTTTAAAAGATAAAAATTGGTGTCAAATTTTAATAGATATACCAAAACCTTCTCATTATAACAATTTTCAACAAGGTGTATTTATTCATGAAGAAGCTCTTTATGTAAACCATTCTTTAATACCAATAGAAAAAAGATACAAAGACTCATGAAAAAAGTAGCAATTCAACTAGCAGCAAATCCCAGATCATTCAAAAGATGTTATCCTTTCTTTAAAATTAATATATTAGATACATTAAATCCAGATGTCTTTATTCATACTTGGAATTTAAAAGGTAAAGAAAGACCAGATGTTACGACTGATGGCTCTTGTGAAGAATATATAGAATTATATAAACCAAAAAAATTTATAATAGAAGATTTAGAATATAATTACCAGCCACTTCAAACTATGATTCCTCATTTTACTTCTAGATTCAAAGTCAATCAGTTGCGAAAAGAATACGAAAAAGAAAATGATATTAAATATGATGTAGTTATTATGGGTAGGCCAGACGTAAAATTGATAAATAATCCACCAAAAAATAATTCACAAGTTCTTGGATCTGAATTTAAAATTGAATACATTGATATGGTTGAAGAAGATTCGATATGGATTCATCATTTTAAAGATGGAATTCCTTCAGATTACTTCTTTTACACCTCTCCAAAATGGATGAATATTACCATAGAAGGTTGCTATGGTAATTTAGATAAATTAAATATATTTAATCCTGGCTCAGAAAGATTATGGTGGCATATTCTCCAGGAAAACAACTTTAAAAGAGAATGGTTTAAATATTATGGAAACTCTATTCATGATCAAGACCATATAGATAATTCTTTTAGATTATTCGATACGGAGTGCGTAAGATAAGAATAATGAAAAATATACAAGATATCGTCAATTTAGCAAAAACATACAAATCGAATAATTATTCTAATAATATTAGGAGTGTACTAACAGACCATATGTTATATAAAGTAGCAGAAGTATGTTTAAATTCATTAGAAATCGAAGGCGATATCGCAGAAGTTGGAGTTTGGAGAGGCTCTGTTGGCATAATCTTTGGAGAAATATTTAAAAATAAAGATGTTTATCTTTTTGACACTTTTGAAGGAATACCATACTCGAATGAATTTGACAATATTCATAGGGTTGGAGATTTTGGAAAAGGAGATAGAGATCCAGCATATTATTCTTCATTTGAAGAAGTACAAAATACATTATCTATTTACGATAAGATAAAAATATATAAAGGAATTTTCCCAATTGAAACATCGCAAATAATTTCTGATAAAAAATTTGCACTAGTCCATTTAGATGTAGATGTTTATCAATCGTATAAAGAATCCTTAGAATTTTTCTACCCAAGAATGAATAAAGATGGTCTAATATTACTTGATGATTACAATATTCCAAGTTGTGAAGGAGCGACTAAAGCGGTAAATGAATTTTGCAAAAAACATAATATACAAATAATAAATTTTGATAATTTATTCTACATAAAAAAATGAACTACGAAAATTTTTACAAAACATATGGTCACTCATATGAAGAATATGAAAGATCACATAAACCCAGATTAGACTTCCTTGTAGAAGATCTTAAATTAAATGAATTAAAAGACAAAAATATTGCAGATATTGGATGTGGACTTGGCTTTATATACAATCGTTTATCTCCAGATATTCAAAAGAATTACTATGGATATGATGGAGCAGATTTTGATAATCCGCCATTTAAATACCAAAAGGTAGATTTAGATAATTTTAATATAAATAAAAATGACTTCTTTGATACAGTATTATGCTTTGAAACAATAGAGCACTTAACTAATCCATATAACTGCTTACTAGAAATAAAGAATATATTAAAAAAAGATCATTTACTTTATTTGACAGTACCAGAAGCAACGACTCAACATAATACCATATATCCAGGATTATTATACCCTATTCAAAATTTTATTAAATTTTTGGAACAAATGGCTTTTGAAATTGTAGAGATTAGAATTCATGATAAAAGTTTCTATCAAAATGTATTTATATTAAAGAATTTAGATTGGAGTAATTCAAGCATGCTTTGGAGAAAAGAGGAAGATAAATTTAGAAACATACCACCGCATGTTGCAATCAATTTATGATAGATTCAAAATTTCAAAATTTCATAGTAACTTCAAATACTAATGACCCAAAATCTGAGCTTAAAGAAGAGATGCTTTATAAATTAATTTTGGGAATAAGATCTTTTTTTAAGGATTCTTTTGTTGTTTTATCAGATAGTTATTACATCTCTAAAAGAATAGTTGATTTAACAGATTTTACCTTAATAGATAGATCATATAAACAATTTTCTTATCATGGCTACCCAGAAATGCAATTAGTTAAAAATGGGTTGAGCTTATTGAATAGATATGGTAAAAACTATCATTATAGAATTACTTATGATTTTATAATGAACGAAGATAACATTTCAGCTTATATTGATTGGGCATCAAAAATAAATGATTCAACAAGACTTGTTTTTGCTAAAGACAATGGTCATGATTCAGGAGTAAAAACAAATGTTTGGTTTGGAGAAAATCAACTTATTGAAAATATTATTCCTAACGAAATGAATCATCTTGAAACAGATTTTTATAAACAAATACAAAAATTAAATTATTCTGATAAAACTTTTTTATATGAAAATTCTGATGAAATGTTTCATGGTAATATTAATACTTATGATCTAATTGGTCATGGTGGAACATCATTTAGGGAAGAAAAAATAGAATACTTTAAAAAATATTATGAAAGCCATAGGCTTTAATCAAGGTCAATATGGAGATTTATGCATTAATCTCGTAGCGTGCAAAGCTTTTAAAAGAGATTTTCCAAATTCAAAATTGCATTTTGGTATTAATAAAAAATATGAAAGTTTAAAATATATATTCTTAAATAATGATTTAATAGATAATATACATATATGGCATAAATACGACGGATGGCCATCAGAAGAAGATCTCAATTTCATTTCAAATGAAAAATTTGATATCATTTTTAATCCAATGCCATCACATACTAAAGACAATTGGTATTTGAATAGTCATCAAACTCAAGAGGTATGCTTAATGCATGGATTAACTCCACCAAATGATTTATCTATAACTTTAAACAAGTATTTCAATATAGAGAACAATAAACATTTAATAGCTGTTAATTTATTTGCAGAGACACGAGGGCAAGACAAGATGCCCTCACTCTCAAAAGCTAAAGAAATTACAAACTTTATAGAATCTTTGGGATATATTCCTGTACAAATAGGTCTTCCTGATCAACCCCAATTATGTAAAAATAGATTTATTGGCACATTTTTTGAAACAATTAAATTCGTTTTATCTTGCAAATTACTCGTTACAGTAGACTCAGCTATGTCTTGGCTTGCTTCTGGATATTCATTTCCAACTATAGGTTTATATGGTTACTCTTATTACCCATCAGCAACAAGCTCAAAAAATTGGCAACCAGTTAATAATAATGCAAATTATTTAGAATCTAATTTAGTTGAAAATATTGAAAATGATAAAATTATCAATATAATTAAAGAGATGCTATGATATATGATTGCTTTCCATTTAATAATGAATTAGATATTCTAGAAATAAGATTGAATATATTAAACGACGTTGTTGATAAATTTATTCTGGTAGAAGCCTCTAAAACTCAATCCTTACTAGACAAGCCATTTTATTTTGAAGAGAATAAAAGTAGATATTCAAAATTTTTAGATAAAATAATTCATATAAAAATCACAGATTATCCACAAAAAGATGGATGGGCTATGGAGAACTATCAAAGGAATTGCATCGTTAAGGGATTACAACAAGTAGACTTAAAAGAAGATGATATAATAGGTATTTCAGATGCAGATGAAATTTGGGCTCCAGAAATTAAAGATAAATTTGAAGAGTATTTTAAAGATATTAAATTTTTATCAGTTGGAATGAAGTATTTGGTATTTTATCTTAATCTAGAGACTGTAGATAAAAAATGGATTGGTACAATTTTTGCGAAAGCGAAAGATCTAATTAATTATAGTCCTCAAAATTTAAGAAATATAAAAGATCATGTTTCTCATATTGAAGAAGCGGGGTGGCATTTTGGCTATCAGGGAGGGAAAGAAAAAGTATATAATAAATACTTATCTTGTATAGAGCCACTAGATAAATCTAAAATTCCCTCAAAAGAGGAGTTCTTTAAACAATTTGACGAGAGAATAAAAGATCAAGGTACTTTTATATATTCTGATGATTTAAACAACTCTTCAGTAAAATTAAAAAAAATAGATGTCCAGGAAAATCTTCCAAAATATATACTATCAAATCTTGATAAATATAAACATATGATAATTTAAAATGAACGAATATAAAGAAGAAATTAAAAATTTTGTAAATAAATTGCAAGAAAAATATGGTAGATTACCAAAATTCTGTCATAATTTAAATGCACCAGACAATAAAGTATATTATTCTGGAGCATATTTTGATGATAATGAAATCGTAGCAGCTATTGAAACTCTTCTATTTGGTAAATGGTCTTCTAGTGGAGAAGTTTGTGCTCAATTCGAAAAGGCGTTCAGCAAAATAATAAATCAAAAATCTTCATTTTTTACGAATTCTGGCTCTTCAGCTAATTTATTACTAATAGCAGCTTGTAAGGAATACTATAAATGGAAAGATGGAGATGAGATTATCGTATCAGCAGTAGGATTTCCAACTACAGTTTCAGCTATTATTCAAAATGGATTAAAACCAATCTTTATTGATATAGAATGGAGTACATTAAATTATGATATCAATAAAATACAAGATAAAATAACAAGTAAAACAGTAGCTACCTTCTTATCTCCAGTTTTAGGTAATCCACCAGATATGGACAAATTACTTAATATAGTCCAATCGAACAATATAAAATTACTTTTAGATAATTGTGATTCTTTAGGGTCTAAATGGAATGGCAAGTATTTAAATGAATACGCAGAAGTTTCAGCTTGCTCGTTTTATCCTGCGCATGAAATTACCACATTAGAAGGAGGAATGGTTTCCTCTAATAACGAAGAGATAGTTCAATTAGCTAGAAGTTATGGTACTTGGGGTCGTGATTGTTATTGCGTTGGAACTTGTAATTTGTTGGCTAATGGCTCTTGCGGAAAAAGATTCTCTAATTGGCTTCAAGATTTTCCAGAAACAATTATAGATCATAAATACGTATTCAATAGAATTGGATATAACTTAAAACCATTAGATCTACAAGGAGCTATTGGAATAGAGCAAGTCAAAAAATTAAATTTTATTTGTGAAACAAGAAGTTCAAATTGCTCAAAAATTTCAAATTTATTTTTAAAATACGTAAATAATATTCGGTCTGTAAATGTGTTAAATAAAACAGACTGGACACCTTTTGGCGTTCCATTAATTTGCGAAAATAAAAATCAAAAACAAAAACTTGTTTCTTATCTTGAAGCAAATGGTATACAAACAAGAAATTATTTTGCAGGCAATCTATTAATGCATAATGGATATAAACATTTAGATGATTATAGATCTTATCCAGAATCAAATAAAGTACTTGATTTAGTATTTTTCGTTGGATGTGCTCCAACAATTTCAGATAAAAATATTGAATATATAGAAAAAGTTTTACAACAATATAAAAATTAATATGACAAGCGTTTTTGGCTCGACTGGATTCATAGGAAGCAAATGGATGAATTTGTATGGTCAAGACTCCTATTCAGAATCTAGAGCTTCTGTAAATTCACAGAATAAAGATATTCTATACTTTCGGGCTACAAACTCTAACTACAATGTCTTTACAGATCCATCTGTGGATGTGGATACGAATTTAATGCTATTAACAAAACTATTTAGAAATATTGATTCAAATTATAATTTTAATTTAATATCTAGTTGGTTTGTTTATGGTAAAAATAATTGTGAAATCAATAAAGAGACTGATCTTTGCAATCCAAAGGGTTTTTATTCTATAACTAAGTATACTCAAGAACAATTAACCGAATCTTATTGTCAAACGAACGATATAAAATATAAGATATTGAGACTTTGTAATGTTATTGGTGGAGATCAAAAGGCTACAGCAAAGAAAAATGCTTTAGAGTTCTTAATAGATAAATTAAAAAAGCACGAAGAAGTCAATATTTATGAAGGAGATAATTATAGAAACTATCTAAATGTAGAAGATATTTGTAGAGCTATTGATTTAATAATGAAAAAAGCAGAACCAAATGAAATTTATAATATTGGCGATAATACAAGTACTAAATTAGTAGATATTATTGACTATTGCAGAAATAAATTAAATTCAAAAAGTATAATTAAAACAATAGAAACCCCAAAATTTCATCAACAAGTTCAAACGAAAAACTTTTGGATGGATACAACTAAATTACAATCTCTAGGTTTTAAACCTAAATATTGTTTAGAGGACACTCTAAACAAACTGTGTGAATAAATTGAATTTTATAAAAATAAATTATAATATATAGATATGAGCCAGAACTTCCAAGAAACATATTATGGGAAAAAGATAGATACAGCAAATATATTAAACATTGATGATGCTAGCAAATTGCTTGATGGCAGGAAAGTGGTAGTAATAACTGGTGTTACTGGCCAAGATGGTAGTCATATGGCGGATTATCTATTAAAACATACAAATTATATAATATTTGGGGGAGTTAGAAGATTAAGCGTATATAACCACAATAATATAAAACATATTGATTCTGATCGTTTTTATCTTATCAATTTTGACCTTACAGATGCTCATGCTATAGCAAGAACAGTAGAAAAATTAAAACCAGATTATTTCATTAATTTCGCAGCACAGAGCTTTGTAGCTAGTAGTTGGGATTTTGCTCGCCAAACTTGGGCTACTAATTCTACATCTGTATTAGATATATTAGAAGCTATCAGGCTATATAAACCAAGCTGTAGGTTATATCAAGCTGGTTCTAGTGAAGAGTTTGGTAATGTAATTTGTTCCCCTCAAGACGAAACTCATCCTTTAAGGCCAAGAAGTCCATATGGAGCAAGTAAAGCCGCTTCAAGACAATTAATAAAAGTATATAGAGATTCATATAAGCTTTATGCAATTCAAGGCTGGTTATTTAATCATGAAGGAACTCGAAGGGGAGAAGAATTTGTTACTAGAAAAATCACTAAGAAAGTTGCTCAAATTTTTAATGCTATAAAAAATCAAGAACCCTTTACTCCATTAGAACTTGGAAATATTGATGCAAAAAGAGATTGGAGCGATGCTGAAGACTTTATAGATGGTGTTTGGAAAATGTTAAATCAAGATAAATATAATCCAAATTATGATGGTGTTCCTAAAGAATATGTATTCTCTTCTAATGAGACGCATACTATTCGAGAATTTGTTGAATTGGCTTTTTCATTTTGCTACATGGTTGGAAGCTGGAAGAATGAAACTGGAAAACCAGAAGATGAAAAGTATTATGTTTATCTTAATAATGAACCAGTTTTAGTAGTCCAAATTAATCCAAAATTCTACAGACCAGCAGAAGTGGAATTACTATTGGGAGATTCAACTAAAGCTAGACAAGAGTTAGGTTGGAAACCCTATAGTTCTTTTGGTACTTTAGTTGAAAAAATGATTAGAAATGATTTAGAATTTTACGAAGTGTAAGTAATAGGTGGATATTTGCGATTTTCTTAAAAAGAGATATTTTTATCTTAAAAATAAAAAATACTATAAAATATATGATTGTTTTTTATTTTTTAATGAGAATGATCTTTTAGAAATTAGATTAAACGAACTTTCAGAAGTTGTAGATTATTTTGTTATTGTAGAATCTCAACATACCTTCACAAAGAAGAACAAAGAATTTAATTTTGATAAGAAAAGATTTGAACGATTTAAAGATAAAATTATTTATATACAAAATAGAGAATTTATTAAATCCCCCAATCCATGGGATACAGAAAAACAGCAAAGGAATAAATTAATAGAAGGATTGAATTCGCCTTATTTACCAATAAACGCTTGTGATAATGATTTGATTATATTAAGTGATTTAGATGAAATTCCTAAAGCCAGCAAAATTATAGAAGCATTTTACTTAATTTATCAAGACAATAAAAAATATATTAAATTTAATTTAAAAAATTATCATTACGCTTTAAATAATGAACTTTTAGAACCAAATGAATGGATTGGCCCAATTTGCTCTAAAAGAAAAGATATTAATAATATGCAAGATTTTAGACATATTAAAGAATATATTAAAATAGATAATGCTGGCTGGCACTACTCTTTTGTTAATAATATAGAAAATATCATAGCAAAAATGAACGCTTATTCTCATCAAGAATACAATAAATGGCCAAATAATGATTCACAATTTGTAAAAGAAAGAATTAAATCTGGACATTCTCATTTTGGACATAGCGAAAACATCTTTAGAAAAGTCAAATTAAATAATAAAAATTGTCCAAAATATGTATTGAAAAATAAAAAGAAGTATGATAAACTTATATTTAAGTATGAAGAATCCTCTATCTGGCGTAAAATTATGTCGATATATAATAATGAAATTTGTAAACTCCAAAAATATACCTTGGGGATACGAAATAAATCAAGCTAAAAAATTAATAAATTTCGAACCAAATTGCGGATTTTGGTTCAAAGTAAAAAAGAAACCTCTTAAATCTTTAGATTGGTTATTATCTTTTGAAGGTAAAAAATACCTATTACAACAAAAAGAATTATTAAATGTTGACAAAGAGCAGAAACCATCGTATACTTTAGAAGATACTAAAATAGGAAATGATACAACTATCATTAAAAAAGTTAAAACATTAAAGGAGTTTTTAAATGGCAAGACCTAAAGCGAATGTAGTAGAAGAAGCCCCTCAAGGCGAAATAGTTAACGATAGACTTAAAGCATTTTTAAAGTCTAATAAAGACGATCATTATAATTTTGAAGAAGAGGTTTATTATAAAGTCTCTTCTGGTAGTTTAAATTTAGATTTTGTTATGGGTGGAGGTTTTAGTCCTGGACTTCATAGGTTTATTGGAATGAATGAAGGCGGTAAAACTAGTGAAGCACTAGAAGTCATGAAGAACTTCTTGAAAACTGTTAAAGATTCTAGAGGATTGATAATCAAAGCAGAAGGCAGACTTGGTAAAGAAGTTCAAGAAAGATCTGGAATAGACTTCGTAAGTGACCCTGATTCTTGGAAAGATGGCAACTGCTTCGTTTTTGAATCCAACATCTTTGAAACAGTTTCAGAACTAATGCTAGAATTGGTAAAGAATAATCCAGAGAACAAGAGATATTTGTTCATTCTAGATTCGGTTGATGGTTTGATGCCAAAGAATGATGCTGGTAAAACTCTCTCAGATGCAACCAAAGTAGCTGGTGGAGCAGTTATCTCATCAGTATTAATGAAAAAGATGTCAATTGCATTAGCTAAGAGAGGACATATGGCTATATTCATCAGTCAAGTTCGTTCAGACATTAAGCTTGATCCATATTCTGCAAATAAAGATATTAGACAAACAACCGCAACTGGTGGAAATGCACTATTGCATTATGCAAATTGGATCATCGAATTTGAACCAAGATTCAATAAAGATCTTATCCTTGAAAAGCCAAATGAAAGATACGATGCCATTAAGAATAAGATTATTGGTCATACAGCTAAAGTCTCAATTAAAAAGTCTACCAATGAAACAACTAATAATAAAGTGGAATATCCTATCAAGCACGGCAGAAAACACGGCACATCCATTTGGAGAGAATATGAGATTATCGATCAGCTTTTAGCTTGGCAATTTATTACAGCTAAAGGCGCATGGATTACAGTAGGTGACGAGATCATTAAAGAATTAAAAGATAACGATCTTGAACTACAAAAACAACATCAAGGAATGGATAACTTTAGAAAGTATTTAGAAGAAAATCCTAAAATCACAGATTTCCTTTTTGAAAAATACAAGAAACTAATTCCTTCATGAGGTTATATAGCTTAAATGGTAAGCTAGTAAATAAAAATGTATCCAAATATCTTGTAAATTGGGATAAACCAAGTAGAAGTAAGATACAGTTTAAGACTAAAAAATTCTTCCAACAATATTGGAGTAATCATATTGTATATGAAGAGTTCCCAGTTTATGGTTCTCTTATGAAAGTCGATTTATTAAATGCAACAAAACATATTGCAATTGAAGTAAACGGACAGCAACACGATAGTTTTAATGAATTTTTTCACAACAATTCAAGAATGAATTATCTTCAAAGCATAAAAAGAGACTGCAAGAAAGAACAATGGTTAGAAAAAAACAATTTTAAACTATTAGAAATCTATGAGAAGGATTTAAAGATTTTATCACCGCAATTTTTCCTTGACAATTTCGATATAAGTATTTTTTAGTGTAAAATTAAGTGTGCAAAAAGACTTTCCGAAGCAATTATTGGAAGCACTTAATGAAAACTCTTTCGGTGGATTTATTTTATTCAATTTTAATGCCGAAGGAGATCCTCAAGTGATGACAAAATTCGATAATCAATTAAATGCTATGGCATTACAGCAGTATGTTAATTACTGGGCAGAAGCCATAAATACCCTAAATATAGATTGCACAATTAAATCTATAGCAGATTTAGGCAAGAATAAGAGAAAGAAAAAAGATTAGTTGACTTAAAATTAAATACATACTACAATATTATAGTATGCCAATATATTCAGTACAAGTAGAGCGTCATGTTCTAGGTGGATTAATACGAAATTCAGAAGTCTTCTTTGATGTAGCTAGATTTATATCAGAAAAAGACTTTTATAATGATGTTCATAGCACAATCTTCTCTTGCATCAAAGACGAATTAAACAAGAATAATAAAATAGACAAAGTATTGCTTGCTCAAAAGATTAAAAATCTTGGGATTTCTTTTAAAGATGAGATTGATATATTTTCATATATTGATACATTGGCAATGACTCAAATCAATACTCAAGGCACAATGAACGCTTGCAAAGAATTAAGCAAATTAAAAGTAAGAAGAGAGCTATTTGAGACGGCGGAAAATGTTAAGAAGTATGTTAAAGATAGTGCAGAAGACGGAATTGATAGCATCGTATCAAAGGTTGATGAAATTTATAATAATAAAGTAACTCAATATTATATTGAAGGAGAACCAGTTAATCTATTCGAGGAAATGGAAAGCATCATCGAAGAAATCGGAAATAATCCAAGAGAAGAAACAGGATTAAAAACTCCATACAATAACTTTAATAATATGTATGGTGGATTAAAGAATGGAAATATTTATTCTATCGTAAGCAGACCTGGACAAGGAAAAGCATTAGAAGAGAATACTCCAATATTAACGCCGAATGGGTTTGTAAAAATAAAAAATTTAAAAATTGGAGATGAAGTTTTTTCTATAGACGGAAAACCAACAAAAATTTTAGGAATTAGAAAATGGAACAATAGAAAATTATACAAAGTTTCTACAGACGATAATCAATATGTTTTAGCGGACGAAAATCATGAATGGACAGTAAAAACGAGAAGTGAATGCGCTTGGAAAGTTTTAACGACTAAATATTTGTTTGAGAATAAAAAATCAAAAAGACCAAAAATTCCTAATTTTCACCCATTAGAATTAAATAAACAAAGACTAATTATAGACCCATATATATTAGGAATATGGCTTGGCGACGGGCATTCTTCCTCAGCCGCAATAACTTCAATAGATAAATTTATTATAAATAAATGGCAGGCTTTTGGTAAAACACTTGGGTTAAATTTTTATAAGTTTAATAAATATAGTTACAGACTAAGCTCAAATTACAGAAAAAATATATTTACCACATACCTTAAGCATTTAAATGTATTGGGCGACAAACATATACCAGCTATTTATTTAAATGGATCCATCGATCAAAGAAGAAGTTTGTTGCAGGGACTCATGGATTCGGATGGATATATCGCTCCAGATGGTCAAGCTGAATTTTGTAGTACAAATAAAAAATTAGCAGAAAATACATTAGAGCTTATTCATTCTCTTGGTGTTAAAGCATCGATGTATGAAAGTAACGCGTATCTATATGGAAAATATTGTGGTAAAAAATATAGAATAAGATTTTATTATAAGCATGCAGCAAAACTACCTAGAAAAGCTAAGGAGTGTAAAAATAGCAAAAAATATAATCATAGATATCTTTCTATAGAAAAGTACGGAACAGGAAATACTGTATGCATACAAGTAGATCACCCATCTCATTTATTTTTAGCTGGTAAAGGTTTAATTGTCACGCATAATAGCACTTGGCTTAATGATATATGTTATAAAACAGCGAATGCATGCAATAAAAATACAAAAGCTATTATCCTAGATACTGAAATGAGTACTTTAGATACTCAAATGAGACTTGTAGCGAGTATCTCTACCGTTCCTCTTTGGTATATTGAAACTGGTAATTGGAGAAAGAATCCAGAAATGATCCAAAAAATTAGAGATGCTTGGCCAAAGGTCAAAAATATGACTCATTATCATTACCATGTAGCAAACAAAAACATAGATGAAATTGCTTCAATTATTAGAAGATGGTACTATACAAAAGTAGGCAGAGGCAATCAAGCAATTATTGCGTATGATTATATTAAACTGACTGGAGAAAAAGTAGGTCAAAACTGGGCAGAGCATCAAGCGATTGGTGATAAAATTGATAAGTTAAAAAGAATATCAGAAGAAATCAAGTGTCCAGTTATTACTGCGATGCAATTAAATCGAACTGGTGAGAACTTCAATCGTAACGCTAGTCAAGTTACAGATGATAGTTCTGCTATTTCTCTTTCAGATCGTATGCAATGGTTCGCTTCATTCGTAGGAATCTTTAGAAGAAAAACTCAAGATGAGATTCAAGTAGATGGCGAACAATTTGGAACTCATAAACTTATCGCTATTAAAACTAGATTCCAAGGTAGAGAAGGTACAGGACATCACGATTTAGTTCGTAGAAGAACTGGAGAAAATGAGTTTAAGTATTTTAATAATTATATTAATTTTGATGTTGGTAATTTTAATGTTGAAGAAAGAGGAACATTAAGAGAAATCGTTGATGCTGAAAATGAAAGACTAGATTTCGATCAAGGCAGTAACGATCAAGATGGAGAACTAATATGAATGTAGAATTAATATCAATTACAAAACCAGAGATTAAAGGATTGAAACATGCAGAAGATTTGGTAGCTTATTGTGCTAGAGTAAGTAATCCATCAAATCAAATGAATGTAGAAACTGCTCCAAAACTATTAAAATTTTTAATTAAGCACAAGCATTGGAGTCCGTTTGAATTAGTTGATATGTGCGTTGAAATTAAAACTAGCAGAGGAATTGCAGCTCAAATTCTTAGACATAGATCATTTAGTTTTCAAGAGTTTAGTCAAAGATATAGTACAGCAAATGAATTTGAAGATATTGAACTTCGACTCCAAGGAGATAAAAATAGGCAAGTAGGAGAGATTTTAATGCCTATTAATACAGATGCTTACGACAAGGTAAGCGAACTTTTAGTAGAATCTTTATCTCTTTCTCAACATTGTTATGATACAATGATAGAAAATGGTATAGCCAAAGAAGTAGCAAGAATGGTTTTACCATTAACTACAGAGACGACAATGTATATGAAAGGCTCATTAAGAAGCTGGATTCATTATATAGAATTGAGAACAGAACAAAATACTCAAAAAGAACACAGATTAATAGCGGAAAGATGCAAAAAGATATTCATCAAAGAATTCCCAACTATCAGCGAGGCATTAGAGTGGAAAATATAAAAGAAGTACTATCTAATCTTGGATATGATTTGAAGGAGTACTTGAAAGAGTATCGAACAAAACCTTTATATAGAGATTCTGATAATGAGAATGTATTAGTCATTTATAAAGATAGTGGTAAATGGGTAGACTATAAAGAAAACATAACTGGCAATCTTCAAGATTTAGTAAGAATGACGTTAAATCTTCCAAATAATGTAGAAGCAAAAGAATGGATTAGCAAGAAGGTTCAAACAGAAAGTTCATATACAGTTTATAAAAAACCAGAAATTAAACAAGTCAAATGTTATTCAAATGATGTTCTTGACAAATTAGTTAAAGATCATTCTTTTTGGAAGAAGAGAAACATATCAGAAGAAACTATGAATATTTTTGGTGGAGGAATATTGACCGAAGGAAGAATGAAGGGTAGATATGTATTTCCAATTTTAAATAAAGAACAAAAATTGATTGGGGTTGCTGGAAGAGATATTCTAAATAGAAGCGAAAAAATGTGTCCTAAATGGAAGCTAGTAGGAGATAAAATCAATTGGCGTTATCCTCTACAAGTTAATTCGAAAATACTATCAGAAAGTAAAGAAGTAATTATTGTAGAGAGTATTGGAGATATGTTAAGCTTGTGGGAAGCGGGTATTCAAAATGTTATTGTTACATTTGGTTTAAATCTCAGCGTAAGTATTTTAAATACTTTACTAGTTTTGAATCCAAGCAAAATTTACATATCATTTAATAATGATGAACTCAAGAATAAAGCTGGTAATTTAGCGTCAGAAAAAACCAAAGATAAATTATTAAAACACTTTGATAGACATCAAATACAAATAGCTTTACCAACAAAAAAAGACTTTGGTGAAATGAATAAGGAAGAAATATTACAATGGCATCAGACAATAAAAAATTAAAAGTACTTTCAGCTTCAAGAATAAAAACACTTGAAACATGCTCGTGGACATATTGGTTGAATTATCATTTAAAAATTCCACAAAGATCTAATGACGGAAGTGATCGTGGTACGATTTGTCATACTATATTTGAATTACTTTTAAATCCAAAGCATAAAAGCCATTTTAATAAAATCATAAAGAATAATTCAGTTGATGGAAGCAAAGCTGTATCAAAATTAATTAAGAAGTCGATGAAAAAGAGTGGCTTAGATGAATCAAATTATGAAATATTGAATGATATGATAATGGTCGGTTTAAAGCATGATTTCTTTGGCGAAAATGATGGTAAAATAGTTTCTCCAGAATATTCCTTTGAAATCCAAAGTGATTCACCAAAATATCACATTAAGGGCTTTATAGATAAGCCTATTAAATCGAAAAATAAAATGGTTATAGTTGACTACAAAAGCTCCAAAGCCAAATTCAGAGGAGATGACCTTGAAGCCAATATTCAAGCTATGATGTATAGCCTTGCAAGTAAAAAGCTTTGGCCTAAATTAAAGCCTATTGTACGATTCCTTTTCTTGAGGTTTCCAAAGCAACCAATACAAGAGCTTGAGTTTGATGATAATCAGATCAAAGGATTTGAACACTATTTAGAATATGTCAATAAATATATTAATAATTTTGATGAAAGCAGTGCAGAATCTAATTTTGCAGTAGATAATCCAAAAAACAAATGGATGTGCAGTGTTGGAAATTGGAAATGCCCATATAAAGATTCTTTTGATTATTACGTTAAATTAAATGATAAAAATGAAATAGTTGAATCAAATTTTACTGGAGAATTTAAAGATGTTAAAGGATTTACAGTAGAGCAAAGGCAATACACTGGTTGCCCAAGACATAATAATGTATCTATAAATCAGCAACCAAAAGACGCATTTGATGATTTGACTTGACAGTAAGCTTAATATAAGGTATAAATACAGGATGTACGATACGATTCCTCTTTTCAAGAGTCATTACTCTATAGGCAAAAGTATTTTAACTTTAGAAGATAAAAATGATGAAGAAAATGAGCCAGATTCTATAATTCAAATAGCTAAAGACAATAAATTAAAAAAGGTATTTCTAGTAGAAGACTGTTTTAGTGGTTTCTTACAAGCCTATAAGCATTTAAAAGCAATTAATATTGATTTAATCTTTGGTATTAAATTCGTATTTTGTGATAATCATTTAAACAAAAATGAAGAAGAGCTTAAAAAGCATCATAAAATTATAGTCTTTGCAAATGGAGACGAAGGATATAAAACATTAATTAAACTATGGACAAAAGCCAATACAGAAGGATTTTACTATACCCCAAGATTAGACATGAATATTTTAAAGGAGAATTTTAGCGATAACATCAAATTAGCTTTACCATTTTATGACAACTTTATATTTAATAATGCTCTTAAAGGATACCAATGTTTACCTTTTATTGAAAATTTTAAACCTTCTGTTTTTATTGAAGATAATTCTTTAATCTTTGATCCTTTAGTTAAGAAGAAAATGACAGATTATGCTAAATTAAATAATTTAGATCTTTTTAAAACTAAAAGTATATACTACAAGAGTAAAAAAGACTTTAAAAGCTTTCTAACATTTAGATGCATTAACAATAGAACTACTTTAAATAAACCAGAAATGGAACATATGTCTAGTAATGAATTCTGCTTTGAAAGTTGGATGGAGCAAAATAAAAAATGAATTTAATTAAAAAAGTAAATTCATACGGCGGAAAAACTCGCCAAAGAGAAGATAGAGAAGATCGTCTTATAGACTACAGACTATGGAAGTATAAATTAAACAAATTGTATACTACTGATGTAGATCAAATTGAATGGAGAATTATTGATGGTCAAATGGTTCCAGTAGCGGTATTAGAGATGACTAGGATAGATGATGATAGAGTTCCTGGCCCAAATTACTTTAAAGCTATTATAAACCGATTTGAAACTAGAGATACTCAAAAATATACTATCACTCATGTAGCAAAAAGCTTAGGAGTAGATGTTTATATAGTTGCATTCTTAAAGAACTTAAGTTACTATACAATATATAACTTATCAAAAGGAGGAGATTGGATTACTTTAAACGAAGGAGACTATATTGACTGGCTTAAGAATCTAGGACAACCAGAAGAAGTTAATATAAAATTTGATCCACTAAATTTCTAATATGGACGAACATCTTTTAAGATTCGACAAGAATAAAACTTTACTTTTCATAGATTGTGAGACTCTAAATCTATGCCTTAATTTTTGCCATAATATTCCTTGGCAAATTGCGATGCTAAAATGTCAAGGAGATAAAATCATTGACAGTAAGGACATCTATTTAAAGTGGAAGACCGATTTAAAAATAAGTAAAGATGCAGCAAGAATAACAAGATATGACCCAAAGAATATCCAAAAGAATGGTATTGATCCAGAGTTATTTTTTCCTACATTAAAAGAATGGATTGAGAAAGCGGATTACATAGTTGGCCATAATATACTAGGTTTTGATTTATATCTTCTTAGTGAATATTATAAATTCATGAATTTAAAACCTTATGATTTTATTTCTAAAAGCATAGATACAAATTTAATATATAAAGGAATCAAAACCTCAAACGCTTTTGATTCTAAAAAAGAATCATTACCAGAATATATGTACAAGCTCTATCATACAAAAGTTAAAAATGTTAAAACCAATTTAACCGCAGCAGGAAAAGATTTAGATATTGATCATGATTATAATTCCTTACATAATGCTCTATCTGATTTAGAGTTAAATTTTAAAGTTTGGAATAAAATAAAATACATGGTTAATATTTGATTGCATTTTAATCAAGAAAGTTATATAATACTCATATGGCATCAATGGATCATATATACGATATTCTAGCTAAACTAGAAAAAGAAAATATAGATTATCTATTTATTACTTTGCAGCATGGCAAGGTAAATAGTAAAGCTGATGTATTTTATTCTTTGAATAATGAAGAAAAATCTTTTTCTGCTTTGAGAGAGGGTTTAAAAGAGTTTCAAGTTAATGTTGATCGATCCATCAACAAGTTTAAATCAACTAAAAAACGCAAGAAAAAGACAGATGACGAAGACTCTTGATTTTGTAAACTCGTTTCAAAAAATTGATTTACCTTTATATGGGGTAAGATTACCAGAATTTAAAGTAAAAGTAGATCATAAAAGAAAACTAGGTTTATCAGAAGACGCTTCAAATACGGATTTTTTAAAGAAGCTAGCTTATAATAATTTACCTAAAAAACCAGAATACAAAAAACGACTAGACCACGAATTTGAAATTATAGAAGACCTTGGGTTTATTGATTATATAATCCTTGTATGGTTGGTTATTAATTACTGTAAAGAAAATGAAATTCCAACTGGTCTAGGAAGAGGCAGTGCAGCAGGTAGTTTAATTCTATTCTTGATTGGAGTCACTAAAATCGACCCAATTAAACATAACCTCTATTTCGAAAGATTTATATCCAAGATTCGAGCTAAAAAGCAAGTTGTTGATGGAATAACATATTTGGATGGAAGTTTAATGTGTGACGTTGATTTGGATATTTGTTATTATAATCGACATAAAGTAATTGAATTTTTAAATGAGGTCTTTCCAAATAGAATCAGCAAAATATTGACATTTAATACTTTGAGTGGAAAGCTTTTGATCAAAGAGTGTGGCAAGATTGTAGAAGAGAAAAGCGAAACAGAAATGACAAGCGTAAGTAGCTTAATTCCAAAAGTATTCGGACAAGTAAAGGATATCTCAGAAGCGTATAATGAAGTAGAAAAATTCAAAGAATGGTGTGATGAAAACCAAGAAATTTATAATATAGCTTTAAAATTACGAAATCTTATCAAAAATAAAGGCGTTCATCCTTCTGGAATTCAAATATCTCATGCACCTTTATCTGAAGCATGTCCACTAGAACTATCATCCGATAAAGAACCAGTTAGTGCCTTTGATATGAATGATATTAGTCAATTTAATGTAAAGCTTGATTTATTGGGCTTAAGAAGCGTATCAGTTGTTTATGATGTATGCCGTATGATCAATTTAAAAATTGAAGATATTGACACAGAAGACGTTTTCATATATCAGCAGCTACAAGACCTAAGAAGTCCTCATGGACTATTTCAAATCGAAGCCGATACAAATTTTAAAGTTTGTAGGAAAGTCAGACCAAGAAATTCAGAAGAATTAAGCGCAGTATTAGCATTAGCAAGACCTGGAGCATTACAATTCGTTGATCAATATGCGAAATATGTAGAAACAGGAGAGTATCAATCTGTTCATCCATTCTTTGACGAAACATTAAAAAGAACTGGTGGATTAGCTTTGTATCAAGAACAATTGATGCAAATGGCACATAAAATCGGATTTACATTAGATCAAGCAGAGATCTTAAGAAGAATCGTAGGTAAAAAGAAGGTAGAAGAGATTAAAGAATGGAAAGAAAAAATTGAAAAGAAGTGTGCATCAAATAATCTACCTAAAGAAATTGGAGAAATTTTATGGAAAATTCTAGAAGATTCTGCAAATTATTCATTCAACGCTAGTCATAGTCAAAGCTATGCAGGTTTAGCAGCAATTACTATTTATTTAAAGTTTAAATATCCTAGAGAGTTTTTCTTATCTTTATTAAGAATGACAAGATATGAACCAGATCCCATTAGCGAAATATCAAAGATTCATAAAGAAATGGATTTGTTTAATATTAAACTTCTACCACCACATATTATTAATTCTGAAATGGATTTTAGTGTTGAAGGAAATGATATTAGATTTGGACTATTATCTATCAAAGGAATTAGTGATAAATCAATTGAAAGATTAAATAATTTTAGAAGTAAATATGCTACAAAATTTGATGTATTTAAATCTGGTCAACAAGCTAAATTATCTATTAGAGTTTTATCTCCGTTAATTCAAGCTGGTGCTTTAGAGAACTTCAAACAATCAAGAAGCAAAGTAGTATTAGAAGCTCAATTATGGAATATCTTAACTCAAAACGAACAAAAATATTGCATGATGTATGGAGAAAAGTTCGATTATGATTTATTTAAAATTATTAAATTCTTAAATAATACTAAAGATGAAAAAGGTAAGCAAATTATTAAGGACACAAGATTAGAGACTATAAGAAAGTCATATGATCCTTATAAGAAAATATATGAGCAAAACAGCAGAAATGAAAGGTTTGCTAATTGGTATTATGAAAATAAACTATTAGGTTATACTTATAATACTACGTTAAAAGACATATTCTCTGATCAAAAACCAGACTTATTGAATATAAGAGAAGTCAATGAAGCTCCAGAAGGCTTACCAGTATTGTTTATAGGTATAATAAAAGAGCAATATTTAGGGGTAGCTAACAACTCAAAGAAAACTAGGTACTTAAGATTATCTATTCAAGATGAAAGCTCCAAAGTAACTACATTAATATTCAATGATAAGATAGATGAATGTAAGGAAATGAATAATATTCTCCCAGATGAAGGTAATATTGTGATAGTTAAAGGACGCAAAAAGGGAGAAGATACTGTATTTGCGGATTTGATAGCTATTCAAGATCATAAAATATATATGAAATTAGGAGAAGTTAAAGAAAAATAATTTGACTTTTAATTAAAGAACTGATAATATTTAGTATATGATACAAATTTATAAACCAACCCCTAGAGTAACTGGCACCGCTTGCAGCTTTTCTTTTAATAATCTTGATGGCAATTTTTATTTAAATTTAATTAAACAAGCCAGCTGGAATGATCAAAAGAAGATCGGAAGTTTCTCTGAGAACGCTCAAAATCCAGAGAAAAAAGTAGTAGTTAAACTTTCTAAAATTGAAGTATGTGGTATTCTTGACGCATTAGATAATAATAGAACTGCAGATTTCTTTCACAATTCAGAGAATCAAAAATTAGGAATTAAGTTCTCTCCTTATATTAGAGAAGACAAGCAAATCGGATATAGTTTGAATGTAATTAAAAATTCTAAAACTCAAACTACTCAGCCAGCTATTAGCTTTCTTATTGGATTTACTTTTGCTGAAGCTAGAATGGTTGCAGAATATATTAAATTTGGATTAAGTCATATCTTTTCCACAGAAAGAAGCGAAGAAATCAAGAAGTTGAAAAATGCGAAATCTAAGTCGATAGACGAGAGAAAGCAAAAAGACCAAGTAGAACAAGTAGAGGAAAAAACAGATTTATCAGAAAACGAAGAAGATCTTTGGTAATTTAAATGCGTAAAAAGATCGTTTTTCAATCTGATTTTAGTTTAGCAAAAACAGGTTTTGGAAGAAATTCTAAAGCTATTCTAAAATACTTATATAAGACTGGAAAATATGATATTGTTAATTATTGCTGTGGAATGCAAAAAGGTAATCCTCAATTAGATAGAACACCTTGGAAAAGCTGTGGATCATTACCTAACACACAGCAAGAAGTAGATAAATTAAATAAAGATCCTCATTTAGCTAGAATGGCTAGTTATGGAGCTTATCTATTAGATGAAATAATAAAAGAAGAAAAGCCAGATGTTTATATTGCTGTTCAAGATATATGGGGAGTTGATTTTGCTATAGATAAGCCTTGGTTTAATAAAATTAATTCTGTTATTTGGACTACTTTAGATTCTTTGCCTATTCTTGAATCTGCTGTGAAATGTGCGCCTAAAGTTAAGAATTATTGGATTTGGAGTGATTTTGCAACGAAAGCATTACATAAATTAGGCCACAAACATGTTAAAACCGTTCATGGGGCTTTAGATACAGAAAATTTTAATAAATTACCAGATCAAAACAGAAAAGACTTAAGGTTAAAATTTAATATTGATGAAAATAAATTTATGGTTGGATTTGTTTTCCGTAATCAATTAAGGAAAAGCGTACCTAATCTTTTAGAAGGTTATGCCATCTGGAAAAAAGAAAATAATATAAAAAATTCTGGCTTACTACTTCATACTCATTTTGGAGAAGGCTGGAACATCATGAAGCTAGCTGGTGAGTACGGTATAGATCCTAAAGAAATATACACAACATATATTTGTAAAGTTTGTGGAAGTTATGAAGTTAAAAATTTTACTGGTCAAGATTTAGATTGTAAATTCTGTGGTCATAAAAAAAGTCAGACAACAACAAATGTTGGCGTAGGTGTTACAGAACAAGAATTGAATGAAGTATATAATCTTATGGATGTTTATTGCCATCCATTCACAAGTGGAGGACAAGAAATACCAATTCAAGAAGCTAAATTAGCCGAATTAATTACTTTAGTCACAAATTATAGTTGTGGAGAAGAGTTATGCAAAAAAGAGGCGTATAGTCTTCCTCTTGATTGGAGTGAGTACAGAGAGCATGGTACAGAATTTATTAAAGCATCTACTTGTCCAAAATCTATTGCACAAAACTTACAAAAAGTATACTCGATGTCAAAAGAAGAAAGAGTTGAGTATGGTAAAAAAGCAAGAGAATGGACTATAGAAAATTATTCAATAAATATTATTGGAAAATTTATAGAAGATTTCATTGACTCTTGTCCAGAAGTTGATAAAAATTTATCATTTACAATAGAAGAAAAAGATCCATACTATGTAGTTCCTGATATTAAAGATGATGGAGAATGGATTTTATTCTTATATAAGAATATATTAAAAGCCAAGGACATAAATAAAGAAGATGATGGCTATAAATATTGGATGAATGAATTGCAGAAAGGCACTAAAAGAAATGATATAGAAAATTATTTTAGACAAGTTGCTGATCAAGATAATAATAAAACTAAAACAGTTTCTTTCGAAGAGATCCTAGATAAAGATGATGGTAAAAGATTGCTATATGTAATGCCAGAGAGCATTGGAGATGTATTTTTATCTACCAGCTTATTCAAATCAATAAAAGAGCAATATCCAAATTATAATTTATATGTAGCTACAAAGCCAGAATACTTTGAAGTACTAGAAGCAAATCCCTATGTTCATAAGGTCATTCAATACGTTTCTCAAATGGATAGTCTTACATGGCTAGAAGGAATTGGGTCGCATAAAGGTTATTTTGAAATAGCTTTTCTTCCTTACTCTCAGACTCAAAGATTTTTAACTTATCTTCACAATGGCAAAACAAATATAGCTTATAAGGATTACAAATATGCATCTAATTGAAACATACGCTTTGAATTGTGGTTTAAAAATAGATAAACCATATGTTTATGAAAAATATTGTCCAATTCCATTTGATGAATATATATCTTTTCAGCCATGCAGTAAATATACTTCTAAAAGCTATGATTTCTGGCAAGAAGTCGTTAATCAACTTGTTCCAATATTAAGTCAAAAAAATATTCATATTATTCAAATTGGCGGAAAAGATGAAAAACCGATAGAGAATTGCTATCATATGCAGGGAAAAACAACTATAAATCAAGCTGCGTATATTATTAAAAGAGGGTTACTGCATTTTGGAGCAGACAGTTTTGGAGTACATGTTGCTAGTAGCTATGATAAGCCTATTGTAGCATTATATTCTAATAGTAGACCAGAGAATGCAGGTCCATATTTTAACTCTAAGAATAATATTAAAATTTTAGAAATTAATAAACAAGATAGAAAACCAAGCTACTCTGCAGAAGAATCTCCAAAAACTATAAATGAAATTGATCCAATCAGTATTGCTAACTCGATATTAGAGTTTTTAGATTTACAAAAAATAAATATTAAAACATTCCGTATTGGTGAAGAGTATAGCAGGAAACTAATAGAATCTGTACCAAATTCTATCATAGCTGATATATCTAAATTAGGAGTAAATTCTTTAATAATGCGTATGGATTATGAATTCAATGAAGAAGCCCTAAGAGAACAATTAAAAAGAAACAACTGTTCGATTGTAACATCAAAACCAATTAGTTCAGAAATACTAAAAACTTATAAATCTAATATAGCTCAAATTATTTATAATTTGGATCAAAATCATGATTTAAGTTTTGTTAAAGTTTTAAAAAGCTTAGGCATACCATATGTTTTATCCACTGATCTATCAGAAGAGTTTGTAAAATCAATTAAATTAGATTATATGGATTATCAACAAATCATTAAGGTTGTAAAAAGTAAAAAAGAAGATATTAAGAATTTAAAAGATATTAATAATTTATATTATAATTCTAATAAAATTACCATAAGTAATGGGCAAATTTACAATTCAAAAGCGGCTTATTTAAAAAATATTCCATTTGAGAGTAAACCAATAAAAGTTATTGATATTCCAGAATTTTGGGAAGAAGCAAAGTATTTTTATTTATTTGAGTTGACATAATATTAAAAGTATAGTAATATACTTAAATGGAAGAATCAATTTCAATTAATAGTTCAGAACTAAATAAAACAGGAGCAGTAAAATTTATGGATAATATAGTTATTCCAACACCAAAAGTAAATCCACCAAAGCTATTTATTAGAAATTGTTATGGATTATTGGAGAATGATAATATTAATTATGTCTTTAATGAAGATGGCTCTATTAATTGGAGAGCTATGGTTAAGACTCAATATCTCGTTCCAAATAGACAAAGAACACAAGAGACAGATGTTTCTAAACTAGAAGACAAGGATTTGCTAGTCCTTTTAGGTGGAATCAAAGAATTGGCACAAATTCGTGGTTTTACAAGCGTGGAATATAAAGTGGTAACTGCTGCAGATAATTATTTCGCAACATCTTGCAGGATTACTTGGGTTCCTAATTACGAAACCGAAAATAGACCAGTAATATTTGAAGCTCTAGCAGACGCATCTCTTGTAAATACAAAAGATTTTGCTAGATATTTCTTAGCAGCAATCGCAGAAAATAGAGCTTTCGTTCGTTGTGTTCGTAATTTCTTAAAGATTAATATAGTATCTCAAGAAGAGCTTGGAGATGCTAAACTTGGATTAGTAGCCAAAGAAGATTCTGAAAAAGAAAATCCAATGAATCCTACGGCTTTATTGGAAAAGGTAATGCAAGATAAAGGTATTTCTTTTGAAACATTAAAAAAGAAATTAATTAAAGAAAAGTTCGAAAAATCTGAAGACTTTAATTCTGTCAAAGATATCCCAAAAAGTAAAGTATTTGAATTAATTGAAAGACTTAAGAAAGTCTAATTTGTAAAAAAGTTCCGTTTCTATATAATCCACTAACAGGAACTTGAGCAGAATCTGTAGGAATTTTATTTATATCAAGAATAATAGTTTTGTAACTCAAATACATAGCATTATCTACGTTTGTTGAAAACTGTAAGTTACCACTAGTAAGATCTCTTACGACTATGCAACCACTTCCTGTAATTTTTATATTATTTCCAAGAGTATAGTTGTAATCTCCACTTATTATATTATTTTGACCATTAATAATTGTAGAATAACTTCCAGAAAGCCTATTATTATGTCCATTTATGATTGTTGCAGAATCTATTTCAAAATTATTAGTATAATTTGTATTTATAATTGTATTATTCTTACCACCTAAAATAACACCTTCAGTTACGTGTCCAGTAATAGTATTGTCTTTACCACCTAAAATTGCCGAAAAGTCAGCAAGGGATACATCATTAGAATTAGTATCAATAATTTTATTATTTCTACCTCCAGGAATAATGTCATAATCTCCAATAATTGTATTACTAACTCCTGCTCCAATATAAGATATAGATCCTATAATTAAATTACCTGTACCACCACCAATGGTTGAACTACCGATATCACTAAAAGAAAAGTCAGCAAATTTTCCGTAAACATCGTCTCCTTGTAATATAAAAGCTGATTGTCGATCTAGATCTATATCTGTAGCAATATATTCATATTTAATGCCTGTTAATTTACCTAGTCCAGATATATTACTTGAAATATTAACAACAAATTGACCAGTTGTATTATGGCTCTTTTTACTGTAATAGAAATTTTGATCTGTTGGTTGACCAGAAATATTTTCATTTGAAGCTCTTCCAAACACTTTTAAAGGATTAGATACGCTTTTAAATAAATTTTCTGTGAAAGTACCAGTAAAACTACCAGAATCGATTGTATTTATAAATGGAAATATTGAACGTATTTGTAACATCTGACCAGTATTTAATCCTAAACCTGTGAAATTTCCAGTTGAACCTGCAAAAAAGATACCAGTTATATCTTCTTTTAATGTATCGGTAAGTAACAAATTAAATCCAGTAGCATCTACTCCTGTGACTATTGCATCATAAAAATTTTGAGTTTGTAAATTATATAAAACTACAATATCTTGTTTTTGTCTAGAAGAACCAATTCCTGTAAATGGAGTTGGATAATTAATTCTATATTCACTATTGCCAGATAAAATTCCACTTTTAAATGTCTTAAATTGACAAAATCCAATACTATTATTTCTATATGTTCCAGAGAATAAATTATTAGAATAAGTAGAAGCAAAAACATTTAATGTGAAATTTCTATTATCTCCAGATAAAATATCAGAACTAGGAATATTTATTTTGAATCTACTAGCTTCGATATCATATGAGTCTATGTTAAAGAAGTTTAAATCTCCACTTTTTTCATATGAAGTTAATATTGCTAAATCATCAGTATAAAAACCTGCAGAATATGGAACTATATTTGAAAAAATATCTTCTATATTATAATTAAAAGATTGCATTGTTATATTCGTGGTGCCAGTACTTATTGTTTGTATATAATTTCCTTTTCCACCCATGATATTTGAAAAAGAGCCTAGAATATAATTACTTTCTCCACCAGCAATATTTGAATTAGTACTCAAAAAAGATTCTGTGCCAGTGATAATATTATTTTTTCCTCCAATAATTGAAGACTTATCTGCTAAATCTAATTGATGACTATCACCGAATATAAAAGAATTTGTTGAATTAGATGGAATTGTATTTTTTAAACCTACTGCAACAGAATATTCTGCATCTACTATATTTTGTGCATCTTTTACATTTTTAGAACTGGTAATAACTCCAGATAAAGAACCTAATATTGATAATCTTTGTCCATCCCATTTAATATATCCTTCATCTGTGTTACCAACTCTCATTTTTGGTAATTGTGGATTAATTGCTCCTAATGAGGTATCATAACCAAGGAAAAATCCGCTACCAAAATCAAAATTAACATCATTAACGCTCTTGATAACTCCTGTTTTAGCATTATATACTCCAATATTTAAACTAGTTGTAATATTAGATTGTTCTGCTAATAAAATCTTTGTAGCAACTGCGCTAAATTCTGTATCAAAACGTAACCAATTGATGCTAAGCGCACTTGGAGCATCTAAATCGTTTGTGCCAGAATTAGTTTGTGTTGCATACCAATAATTGCTTCCATCATTAGCGTACTTTACTAAATCTCTTCTTAATTGATTTCCTACATATACAACACCAGTTTCCCAATCTCCTCTATAAACAACTCCTGGTCCAGCTAAACTTCTTCCAGAAACACCAAAGGCTAATTCTAATGACATAGCCTCATTTGGTTGATCTCCATCAAGAGCTCTTATTTTAACCCAATATTTTCTACCCCACCAAGGAATTCCAGCAATTTTATTTCCACCTTGCACTCCTGTGTATACATATCCAGCATAACCACTTGGCCAATCTGCTGGACCCCAACCATACGCAGTAGTTGGTGAAATTTCAAATTTTGTAGCAAAAGAGTTTGTTTGTATTGTATATTCAAATGGTTCATCCAAAGGTGTTGCAAATGTTTTTGGACTTGTGAATATAAATGAATCAGTTGGTCGATAACCAGAAACAGGATAGATTTTAATTATATCATTTGTTATATTATAATTTTCATAACCATATCCAGTTCCATAAAGTGGATGAGTTAAAAATGCTTGACCTGATCCAGTATAATCTCCACCAAGTTGAGATGTAAAAATTGTATATCCTGTATGATCTCCGCTAATACCTTCTATTTGAGAAGTATCTTTAGACGCAGTTTCAAGTACTAAAAACTCTGGAGCCTGCTTATATCCAAAAAGATTTAAATTTCCACTATAACCACTAAATACTAATTTTGTTGCATTGGATGCATTAATACCACTAATTTTTATAAATCCATCTGTAACAACATTAACAGAGCCTTGAGATTCTCCGCCTTCATTTATACTACCTGGAAGAATAGTGCTATATCCAGTGCCACTTAATGTATTAAGTGATGAAATAGCAAATATAGTTGGTAAAATATTAACAAATTTATTACTAGGAAGAATATATTGATCTTTAAATTTATTTCTAATTATTTTAATTGGGCATATAGGATTATCTACTTCTCTTGGAACTTGTATACGTAAGCTTCCAGGAGTATTACTTACTTTTATACCGCTTCGATTAAATGAACCTGTTATAAATGTATAACCAGTAGGAGATAAAAAGAAAATATCAGAATTATTTATGTTTCCAAAATCTCCATCACCTGTATATTGGTCTGGAGTAAAAAACTCTATCTCATCTAAATATCTTGCAGCATTTATTCCAGAAAGATAATTAAAATTTAATAAAGCAGTATTTAATCTTTGAGAAATAACTAATTTATTACTTGTACTTGGAGATAAAACTGTAGTTCCAGAACTAGGAAAATCAACAGAATATGCAAAAACTTCTGTAGTTTTTAATTCGTTTGGTAAGTTAAAAGATGCGGCTTTTCCAGAATTTGTTATTGTAATATATTTTTTTAATATATTTGGTTGGCCAAGATTTAAATAATTTAATCTTTGTAAATATTTTCCAGATATATTAATTACAGCTCCTGTTCCTATTAAAACGTCTTGAGGGTTAAATCCGCTAGCTATAATAGGAGGATAGGAAACGTTAAATAAACTTGAATTTGTGCTTGATCCATATTTTCCAGACACTGTTATGAAATTAGTTTCTGCAAAATTATCTACATTAAAATTTAAAGAATTTGAGTCTATTCCAGAAAATTCTACTCCAAAATCTCCAATAAAAACATCGCTTACAAAATTTAAATTCTCTCCACTGATTGTAATTTTATCCGTATCTACTGTGCCAGTCAAAGAAGATAATGTATAAATTTCTGGTATACCAAGAACATTAAATCCTGTGATAACACTTCCTAAGCTTTCTTTATATCTTAAATTTTCTACTAAACCACTTTGTAATTTTTTAACATTATATGGAACTTGAAACTCTAGATAATCAAAATTACCAGAAGAATAATTATTATAAATTAGATTAAAATTTAATCCATCTCCAATTTGCCCTGATGTGGTTAAATTAAGATTTGTATCAAATGGTACAGTAAAAATTCCAGAATTTATAATTTCAATTGCACCTGCAGAACCACTTATTCCAGTTTGAGCGATTTGTAATAATCCATATGTTTCACTAGATAAAGGTTTTTGACCAGAAATTATAATAAAATCACCACTTTGATATCCCGTTCCGTATGATGTAATATCTACGCTAGAAATGGAATATAGATTAGAAATAAAATCTGGTTTAGTTCTATTTCCTAATGTATCAATTAAAGTAAAATCTGGAGCAGGATTAAAGTTTTTACCAGATATTCTGATGTAATCATCTGGTAAACCAGAAAGAAGATCAATTCCACTAATACTAGGTTTACCAATTATATTTAAATTTGCATTATTTACTGATGATCCAGCTTGATTAAAAACAGTTAATTGATAATTTGCTCCTTCTGGAATTCCTGACGGAATAGTGAAAAGTATACTATTTTCATCAATAGCATTATTTAATCCAGAAATATTTTGTTTATATTGGCCATATAAATTAAAATAACTACCATTATCGCTTATGTTTTGACCAGAAAGTTGTGTTATTCCAAATTTAAAATTATCTCCTACCATTAACAATGAGTCACCAGTTATACCAGTTAAAGCTGTAGTGCTGATAATTGGTCTACTTTGCGTTAATTGTAGAATTGCAATACTCATTCGTAAATCCCTCCGTCTTCAGTTAACGCTTGAATTACATATGAACCAGTTAAATATGAACCTAATTCAATATTTCCACTTAAGGTTTGATCATCTATAATATAAAAAGTATTAGAAAAATCATTTTTTTGTTTTGGATTAGTAATATTTCTAAATTTCACAAGTATTGAATTGTATTCTCCTGTTCCATCTATTAAATTAGCCTTTTTAAAACTTCTACCAGAAATAATTACACTGCCTTTAGTATTTATCCCAGATGGCGTAACAGAAATTGGATCAGGAATTTCTTTGAAATTTCCAAAATCTTCTCTTTCATATCCAAATAATCCAAGGAATACTACTGGTCCATTCATATAATAATCTGATTTTGGTATAATACATGTACCGCTTCCATTTGTAGTTCCGCTTATATTTAAATTGCTGCAAGAAACTGGAGTCAATAAATTAGCTTCCTGACCAGCGATAAAATAAATTTTTTGATAAAATCCGCCACTATAGTCATAAATAAATCTATTAAAATCAACATTTGGATCATTAATTAATAAATAATTTAAAATATATGGTGGTTCATTACCAGTGCCTGGATTTAAATCAAAATTAAAAGATTTATTTGTCAAATTAGAGATATTATATTTATAACCAGCACTTATAGTTAATATATTTGAATCGAAATTACCAGTAAATATTCCAGAATTTAAAATTTCTATGCTATTTACGGCCCCTGTTGGTATTGTACCCGATCCACTAGATACTCCGATAATTTCTAATATTCCATAAGTTAGGCTGGATAATCCGCTTCCAGAAAGAGTAAGTAGAGTTCCAGTTGTATATCCACTCCCATTAGATAATATATCAACATCGGATATAGAATATAAATCAGAATAAATACCAGAATTATATTTCTCGTAAATAAGATTTATATTTAAACCACTTGGAAAATTAAAATTTCTAAAAATATTTTGATTTAAATCAGAATCATCAATTTCAATACTTGTCAATAAAAATGGAGCATGTAATTTATCGTATTGAGTACTTATATTTTTATTATAAGAAAAAATTCCATTTATAGTAGAAACAGATGAAGATTTAAAATTTGTAGACTCTTGTTTATGTTCGCTATCTCCACTTATAGTTAAAAAATTAAATAATGTACTATTTGATAATCCTGATTGAAAATTTATATAAAAACCATTAAAATCTTTTCCACTTATAAAATAATCACTTATTGCACCAGATGAAATAAAAGATACATAGGTTTGATAATTTAGGGTATTAAAACTTATAGGTAAATTTATTCTTTCTGTTTGGAATTGATTGGCAATACCAGAATTAATCATTGTATTAAAAATACAAAATCCAGAATATATTCCAGTTTTGAAACTTAAAATATGATTTTCATATATATTATTTTGTGGAGTAGTGTTAAATTTGGCATTAAATCTATATCCAGAGATTAAATCAAAATTTTGTATGTTAGAAATGTAAGTATTGATTTGTTCTGGAACTGTATTTATATTTTGTATAAAAACGGCTTCTCCATTTCCACTTAAAGTCCCACCTTGTATATTAAAGAAGCTTGCATTTGACCCGCTCAATAAAAAATCACAATCATCTTTTATGACTTCTGCTTGGAAATTTATTCCAGTTAATGTATTAAAGTGAATCCCTTCAAAATTAATTTGTTCTCCAGATGGGCTTTGATTAGGAGAAAAATTTGTTATTTCAAACATTGTCCAAAAAGATTTTGGATTTATCCCAGTTAAACCAATAAAATCTCCATGAACATTCACATATCCAGTATTTCCATCAAATGGAACTCTAAAATTTCCATCAATTAAGCTATTAAATGATGATACGCAATTAATTGTATTATTAAATTTAATTGAATCTGCATAATCAAAATTTATTCCTTCAATTTGAATTACATCATTAACTAATCCAGTATCATTAGACATAGATAAAATTTCTATGTTTGGCGGCTGAAACTTTAATCCTGTTGTATTTACAACGCCCATAAATTAAGCAGGAGTAATCAAGGTTATAATTGGTTCTCTAGTTTTTAATCTAGGCACAATAACCTCTAACGCTCCTGGTCCTTTAAGTTTAAAATCACATGGTAAATTATCTAAAACAACAGCAAAAACATTTACAAAATTTGATCCTGATATATTTAATGTATCACCAATATTTACTAGAGCAGGACTAAATCCAGAGACTTCTGCTTCTGCTAATATTTCATATTGTTTTATACTAATTTCACTTACGATAGTTTCATCAGTGTTTCCTCTAAATTTTTTTGATGTTATAAATCCAGTTATTCCAAAAGCTTCTTTGAATATAGCTCCAGCAAAATTTTTAACTGCAATTGACAATCCAGCTTTATTTCCAGATATACTTAATTCTGGATTTAAATTATCAAAAGAACCATTAAAAGTACTTTCTTTAATTCCAAAAACTCCTCTTCTTTCCTGAGTTTCATTTATGACGATCTCTGGTCTTATGTCAACTCGATAATTAAAAGATGCATTGATATAATTTCCAGTTAAATATTTATTATCAAAATCATAAATAACTAAATTATCTGCATGAACAACGCTAGAAGTTAGATCAATATTAGAATATACAGGAGTAAAATTTCCAGTAGGAGTTTGAAAAAATATTATATCCGCAGAACAAGATATAGGATTATTTGGGCTAATTTTAACTGAGTGAGATTGAAGATATCCTGTTTGTGATATTCCACCAAAATCAAATGTCAAAGATGAATCATTATTTCTTAATGACTTTATGTAATCTGAACCAGTAAATAAGTAATTTAAACTTAATGTTCCTTGAATGACATCTGTTGGAGTTACTCTTTTTGTGTATCTATCACCAATTTCAAAATACGGAGCGATTTGAGCATCATATGATAAATTGGCATCTGTAGCAATAATCTCATTGCCATCAATTTTAATTAATAAATTTTTTCCATTATAAAACATATTAATAATATTGGGTTAATGTCTTAGTCGTTCTAATAATATCATCAAGATTTGTTTCAATTGTAGAATTATTAATATGTGCATCAGGCATTTGAATTGTAAAGTTATTATTATCAAGCAGTCCTGATATGGAAATCCGTAAAGGAATATTTTCACCTGTATATACAAGTTTATTAAAAACATTTTCTGTCATATTAACTGTTTCTTGAGCTCTAATTGGCTTGACTTCTACTGGTTCTCTTTGACCTAAAACATATATAGGATTTAGATTACAATCAAATGTATAATTAAAACTGTAAGAATCACCATTTAAACTTTTTCCAGAAACTATATTAATTTTTGAACTATGAGCAATACTATCAGATACTGCGCTATTTGGATTAGATTTTAAAGAGATGTCACCAGAAATTGGAACATAAGATGTATAACTAGCTTGAGCTGTAACAACATTGTTTGGCTCAATTTTAATAGAATAATTATTTAAATAACAACTATATCCAGTAACACCTGCTAAAGCTATAGTAACTCCATCGTAATTAGTTGGAGCAGAAATAAAATTTTTAATATCTGATATAGTATTAAAAGCGGGATCTCCAGTTGGATTAATAATATATTGAATTTGAAATGTACTAGATGCAGGTCCAGTTGTTACCAATCTTTTAAAAGGCTTTCTTTTACCCAAAGTATAAACAGGCCCCAAAGCAATATCAGAGTTTAAATTAGCAGATGTGGCAATAACTCCTGTTCTATTAATACTTAATTCACATTGATCATAATATATCCTTGGCATAAATTTATCCTTTTTCCTTTCATAATATTACACTATCTATGTATAGTACTCGAAAATGTTAATTGTGCTAATACTGTACCATCCACATCTAAATTATAGTCCTCACTTACAAGTAAAGCGTTATTAATATTAAAAGTGTTAATAATGGTATTTGTATTGTTTTTCTTTAAATCTATAGAAAATGATTTTAATTGATTTTTTTGCGGATAATCAAAAAGATTTTTAATTTTATAATTATTTAAAGATATGCTAAAAGATGAAATAATTTCTATAGGATATTGCAAAGTAACATCTGATGGAGTGACTTTACCAAGTTCATAGATGGGCAGTCTTGTGGATTTTATATTAATATTGAATCTATTGATTTTTTCTTCAGCTATATCGTTAAAATTGATAGAAATGTCTCCAGGACTAACGATATTCAATTTTGTTTCATCTATTTGAAAATTAGGAACAGATGCTGAACCACTACCAAAGTTGTTATAAATATTCCATTGACTTGTTATAATAGGAATAGCACCAACACTACACTCTATCTCATAATTAGCCAAATAACCGCTAGTCATTATGAATTTATTATTATCATTATTGTAGCTTAATAGCAAATTAGCTCCATTACTACCAGTATATTTAATGAATTGATCTTCATTGATCATGATATTGGTTAAGTTCAATGCTCCTATAAATGCACCAATAGGCACAGTATTTACAGAGTTATTATTTAATCCTAAATATTTTATATTTTCATATGGATTATTATAAGTTGCCTGTATGGTTTGAAGACCAGTTACAGGTGAATTATCTATAAATAATTTATTAGATTCTCTTGTAAAGCTAAACATATTAATTTTTACCTTTTTCCAATATATAATTACACCCCTTTTAAGTGTAAATCATATAAAGGAATAAGGTATATATGCCGTCTATTAACGATCCTATAAGGAATTGGGTGAATTTTGGTTCATCTTATCAATTTACAAAAAATGATATTGTCAAACATTTAAACAATTTTTATTACGCTGTTAAAGATCATGAAAAAGGTGGAGACAGCTCAACTGCACCAATTATTGATAATGGTAATAATAATTTCAAATTAAACCTTGAATATTGGGATGGAGTCACAATTCTTCAAGATAACTCAAGAATACCTAAATTCTTTTGGATGGCTTCTTATACATCAACAACTAGTCATAAACCATTAATTACTGTAATAAGATTTGGTAATGGATACGAACAAAGAATAAATAAAAATATTAATCCAGATTTAAAAACTTTTCAATTAAAATTCGAATTAAAAACAGAAAAAGAAGCACATGCTATTGTTCATTTCTTGCAAGATAAAGCTGCAGCAAAAGCTTTTGCATATGATCCACCAACAATATACTCAGAAAAAACTTATAGAACAAGATACGTATGTAGAGAATGGGAGACAAATTTTAATTTTAAGGAAAATTATACAATAAACGCAAAATTTGATGAAATATCTGGATAAGAATTATGGCAGATATAAATACAATTTTTACAGAAATATTAGAATCTCAAAGAGATATAAACACTCATATACATGAGTTAGAGCCAAGTAGTCCAATTTATTTATATGAAATTGACTTGAATGATATTCAACCTGTAACAATAAATTTTGGTGAAAATAGCGTCTTCTCAGATGGAGTTATTCGAATTCATAACGATTATAATTTATTCAATGTCAATCGTGGAGTAATTATTTGGAAAGATAAATTTTACTATCCTTTTCCGATATTTGGAGAAGGATTTGATATAACTTCTAACGGCTCATTACCTACTCCAAAAATTAAATTTTCAAGTCAATTTTTAGAAGATCAATATAATTCTTTTTATAAATACATCAGAATGCAGATGAATGAATTAAAAGATATTGTTGGCGCTAAAGTGACTAGAAGAAAAACATTTTTAAGATATCTTGCTGGAAGTAATTTTGTAGGAGGAATTAATCCATTTAATGAGTATGATGATGCTCCTTGGGCTTCTAGAGATGGTGACACATTAACAGTAAGAATAAATGATTTTGTTCCTGAAAACGCTTGTAAATGGATAAATTATTATTATAAACCTGTTACTGATAGAGAAAAAAATATAATATTTTTTAATATAAAATCAATTTATAACGATAAGTTATTAAGACAATCTCAAGATTGTAGTTTTTTTGCTCCGAAAGAAATTAAAAATTTTTTTAACATTTATGTAAATTCTGATATTTTGGAAACAAATACGGATAATCCAATTTTTTATCAAGATACTTTTATATTTTCTGGCAACCAAAATGGTTTTTCTAATTTAATTTATAAAAATGAAAATGAATTTAAATTGAATAATACTTCAAATTTGCTTAAATTAGTCGCTAATTTTAAAACGAAAAAATTCATCAATGAGAGTGGAATAACTATAAATTATCCAACAGCTTTTCCAAGCACTGGCAATTTAGTAAATTTTATTTCTATAGGATCTAGTGGGCAACTTTATACTCAGACTAGAGAGCTAACAGAAAAAGAATTTAATTTTAATCAATTAGATCCTGCCCCTTTAGTAAAATATAATATATCAAATCAACAAACAACTGGTTTTGATATTAAATTTTCTAGTAATTTAAGTGGTAATTACTATGTAAATCATTTAGCTTTAGAAACTGGATTTTATACAGGAAGAAATCCAGACACAAATGAAGATGTAAAATTAGTAGCTTTAAAAGAATCTGTGAATTTTGGAGCAAATAATACTGGAGAAGTTTCAGTATCTTATCCAACTTCTTTTACAAATTATCAACCAAAAATATTATTTAATTCTAATTCAAATTCTAATAAATTAGACTTCATTACAGAATTAAGAAATATTACTACTTCAGGTTTTAAATTTTACGCATCTGGAACTACAAATTTAAATACTCATACATTTAATTTTATTGCAACGGATTATCAACCTATTTTAAGTACTCCAACTGGAATAACACAGACATTTTCTAATTTTTATAATTTTGGTTCTATAGATGATAATGAATTGCTTAAATATAAAAATGTTTCTAATACAGAAGTAGAATTAACTCCAGATATTTTTTATATAGATAGAAAAATTCAAGAAGATTCTACAAATGCTGTATATGAACTTGCATCTCTTTTAGATATAGAAGGAGTAAAACTTCCAGGTCGAGTTTTATTATCTCAAAATTGTCCATTTCATTATCGCGGAGAAGGTTGCGTTTATGAAAGATACGATAGACTTTCAGAAAAACATTCTGGAGTATATGCGAATGTAGTTGGAATGAAAAATATACAATTTGCTACGGGTACAACACAAACTAAACTTGGTGGAGATAGTGAATCTTTATGTCAAATCAATCAATTAAATGAAAATAATTTAACATTTGGATTGTTATCTGCTCCGCCTGTAGCAGATCAAAACGACAACGAATTCTCTACGACAAGAAGTACAGCAGGATCAGCATGGACAGATCTGGGCCATTGGAAAAAAAACTTTAATTATCAATCTGGAAATTTCATACATGTACAAAAAAATCAATTAAATTATTATTTTGTATGCAATAAAACTCACCAATCAAATTCTGTAAATGCTCCACCAAATACGGGATATTGGTTTCATGACACATGTTCTAAAACTTTAAATGGGTGCAAAAAAAGATGGAAAAATAATTTTAATTTTGAAGAAGTAAAAATTTCATATTTTGTTGAAATGTCAGATTTTGTTACCAGTACTAGTCAATATGAAAAAGTACAAGAAGATATTTCTGCAGAAACTATTCGTCCCCCAATTGATCAAAATAATGAAAGATTACTAGGCATCCTTCCATTTGGCGGATTCCCTTCAGCAGAAGGAAAATATAGGACTCAACAATCTCAAGGTGGAAAATGATAAAAATAGATTTTAATGACTCATTAAAAAATGAAATTAAAAATATATCTAATAATAGAAAAGATATAGAATCTTGTGGTTTAATATACTTTAATGAAAAAACATTAAAATTTAACATATATTCTTGTAAAAATATAGCATTTGATAAAAAAAATTTTTTCTCAATATCTTCTTTGGAGTATTTAAAATGTAGTCAATTAGGCAAGATTGTTGCCTGTTTTCATTCTCATAATAATGATAATAATGAATTTAGTGAAATAGATAAGCTTAATAGTAATAAACATAATATAACATATATACTCTATAATATAAAAAATGACATATTTAATATATATTATCCAAATACTTATAAAAATAAATATATTGGTAGACCATATATTACTGAAGTTTCAGACTGTTTTTCTTTAGCTATAGATTATTATAAAAAAGAATTAAATATTTCGATATATTGTCCAAAAGAAATAGCATATCCAAAAAATTTAAAAGACATAAATTCTATATATGAAGATTTTTTTGAAAAGCAAAATTTTATTAAATTAGATAAAAATACTCCTTTAAAAAAGCATGATGCATTTTTTATGTTATTTCCTAATGTTTCTGAAGTATACGCTACTCATTGCGCTATGCATATAGGGAATAATACAATTTTACACCACCCATATAATTCTTTTTCTTGTGTAAATACATATGACGATTTTTATCGAAAACATACGAAATATATCGTCAGGCATAGGAGTATGATTTAACATGGTAAAGGTAACATTACATGGTGATTTGGGCGATCAAATTGGTTCCGAATGGAATTTAAAAGTAAATAGCGTTTCAGAGGCCATAAGAGCTATAGAAGCTAATACTGGAAAATTAATGAAATATCTTATTCAACAAGCAGAAAATGAAGCAAAATATGAAATATTTATTAATAATAGATCTGTATGGGTACCAAATGCAGAAAATTTACCTCAAAAAAATAAAGATTTAACAAAAAAACATATTGATTTATTAAAAAATTCAGAATTAAATATTCCACTCTCAAGTGATAAGCTTTCTTCAATCGATATAATTCCAGTTATCGAAGGCGCAGGTGGAGGAGGAGGAGGAGGTGGAGGATGTTTTCCAGCTGGAGTTAAAATATCCACCCCAAATGGGGATAAAAATATAGAAGATTTTAAAGTAGGAGATGAAATTTTCTGCTTTGATCAAGATAAAAATATTAAAACATCCATAGTTGAGGAAACTTTTTTCCATAAAGACAATAAGATATTAAAAATTACATTATGGGGAGGCAAAACTATACGTGCTACAGAGAATCACTGGTTTTTAAATGAATATAATAGATTTGCCCCATTATCAGATTTTAAAATAGGAGATGTATTAACGCATCAAAGTGGAGATGTTTTACCAATAGAAAAAATAGAAGAAGATGGTTGCGAAGATGTTTACAACATGCATGTAAAAGATAATCATACGTATATTGCTGAAGAAATTTTAGTTCATAATGGAGGAGGCGGTAAGGGTGGTGGCAAAGGTGGAGGAGGAATGTTTAAAGGTATTATAGCAATATTTTTAGCTGTTGTATTAGCTATTCTTCCAGGAACTCAAATTTTCGCTGGATTAACACTTAGTATGATGATGCCAGCAATTTTAGGATTAGTAGCTGTAGGCGTTAGTTTAATGTTATCTAAACCACCCCCAATGGTAAGTCCAGCAGCTATCGCTAATCCTTCTGCAGATTTTAGTGGTTCTCCAAATGGTGGAGGAGGAGAGCCTTCTTATTTATTTAATGGACCAGTTAATACAATAGGAGAAGGTGGACCTGTTCCAGTAGGATATGGAAGACTTATTGTAGGAAGTCATCAAGTTTTTGCATCTTATGATCAATACTATAGAATTCAATCAAGGAAATCTCATCTTGAAGAATCAGGGCCAAATGCTGGAAAACCAAAAGTAAATGCAGGAGAAGAAAGCTATCCATCAAGAAGTTACTATTTTAACACAAAAGGATATCCTGTAAAGATAACAAATATAAATAATGAAGACATGTCAACAACTTCATTAACATCTTAATATGGCTACCGATCCAAAAGTTAAAAGGTGCGCAAATTGTGATCCAAACAAATACATTGAAGGTGCTGCGTATAGAGGAGCAAATGGATACAACTTCGATCAAGATACGCAGAGCTACTTTAATAATGAAATAATTCCTACTTTTAATGATCTTGGTGATCCACAAGATGAACTAAATAATATTACAGATCCAAATGGAGGATTAAAAGTAACAGCAAATAATTTAGATTTAATTAGAGCTTATAATCCAGTATTAAATTCGCTTTATACTAATAATAAAGTTCAGGACGGAACATTTCTTGGCTCAATACAAGGAGTCGACAGAGATAAAGGATTTTGGTTTATATGGGATTTTGCAAAAGGACTCGTAGCGAGAGGAGCTGGAGAAACAACAGCGTTAACCCCAGCAAAAATTACTAGCTCTGGAAAAGCAGATGCAACTAAAGGGCAACCATTTACATATACAATAAATTCTGATCAAGCAGTAACATATTATTATGTATCAAAAAATCAAGATTTTGAAACTTCTTTAGCTTTTCAAGCTCCAAATGATAATCCAGCACAAATAATAAATACAGATATTTTATGGACTTCAAATAAACCAGTTTCTAAAGTTGGTTATTATACGGTTCAATTAAATGCTAGCATTTTAACACCTGCAATAGATAAAAAGAAAAATACAATAACAGTTGATTCTTTTAAAACTTTAACAATTAAATGTAAAGATTCTTTGGGAAATGATCCTATAAGAAGCACATCTACACCTATTATAAGAGCAAATAATGGTGCAAGTATAAATTATTCAATAACAACAAATATAACAAACGGAGAATGGGAAGCTCATATAAATAATGAAGGATTAGCTAGATTAAGTATATTAGGATTAACTTTTGATCAAATAACAAAAAAAATATCTGGTACTATAATAGCTCCAAATTCAATAACTATAACCTCGATACCAATAACATTAAAAAATGCTGATTTTGCTTCGGGTCAAACTATTAATTTCAATTTACAAATTGTTACAGGAGATATCACTGGAGCTTCAGCTCCAAGTGCTTCTGCTCAAACTTTTAATTTAGTTGTTAATGAAAAATTTTCAGCAACAATTAAACATAGCAACACAAGTAATCTATGTTTTGCTGTCGATTATTTACCAGAAGGATTATCATTAAATAGAACAACAGGCGTTATATCTGGAACTCCAAAACATGCATTTAATGAAACAATTAAATGTTATATTGCTAATAGTAAAGGGGCATCTGGAGCAGTTAATATAACTTTAAATATTAGTCCAGCTGAAACAAAGAACATAAAACCTATTGCTAGTTTTCCATCTGAATTAAATATATATCATAATCCAGCATTTGAAATCCAACAGGGAACAATAAGTGTTACATTATCACCTACTTCAGATGCAATAGTCAGATTTGCAAAAATGTCAGATATAGTTTCTGCACTTGGTCAAAATTATGATTTAATTGCTAAAACATTAAATAAGAGTGGATTAGGAATATTAGGTGGATTATTTACTAGCGCCACGAATACAATCTTACAGCCTATACCAAAAAATGGATCAAAAACTCTAACATTTTCATCTCTTCAAAATGCTGATAATAGAAAATTTTTTGTTTATATTGATGATCCTACTTCAATTTCTGGAAATTGGATAGTACAACAAGAGCCAGTAACACCTCAAAACTCAAGAGGAACAGAGTACGGAATTGGGGAATTAAAAAATAAAATAGATCCACAAACAGGATTAACATTATATAAATTTGTTGGGTCAACTCAAAAAGGTAAGAATATTGATTCATCTACATCGATTAATGTTAATGTTACTATGAATATAGATGCTGGAGAACAATATAGAATAGATAGTAATGGAAGAATTTGTTATACACCACCTGCGGCAAGAAAAAATGAGGGTAAAGATGGTCCAGTTTCTACTGCTAGAAGTCAATTAGTGAGTTTGACTATTAGAAACACAAATAGAAAATTTATAACAGAATCCGTAGCTTATACAATAAATAATATACCAAACAAAAAAGCTGGAGAAACTAGAACTATAGGAACATATTATTCTAATTTACCAACAGAAACATATCAAAGAATTGAAAATAAAAATAATGACTATTTAATTCCTGATGTTTATTTTAGTGAAGGTAGTCCTTTAGAAGTAAAACAAAGAAATCCTAAAACTTTTGCATCTTTCTCAAGACAAGAAGATTTGGACGCGGCTCAAGCTCAATTTGAATATCAAGCTTATTATGATGCTCCAAGTTCTTATGGTGGTACAACTATTCCATCATCGTTGATTGGACAAGTTATATTAGAACAAAATATTGCAGGAATTGGTGCAAGCAACGCTAAAAAATTGATAGGAAATCCAAGTAGACTAAAATATCCTAATGGTATACCTACAAAAGCAGGAGTCTATACTTGTAGAATTGTGCCAGCTGCAGATTGTGCATTTTTAGAAAATGCATATATTAATCAAACAACATTTACATTATATTTATACACCGAAGATGAAAAAAGTCAAATAGCAACAAAAAACCAAATTTACACTTGTACTTATCAAACTAAAAAAGATGGCAAACTTCAACCACAACAAACTGTAAGTGCTTTTCTTGGAGGTCCAACTCAAATAACTCAAATTAATAATTCTATTACAAACATAATACCAAAAAATACAAAATGCTTGCCTGGTCAAGTAATTAAAGACTACTATACATTATCTAATTATGCTACTGTATATATTAATGATCAAAAAAAATCTGAAGATATTGGTATAACAAGTCTAACAAATATATCTATATTAGATATTGTAAGCGAAGGACCAATAGAAGGTATTGTGGATTATGAAATAAAACCAAGGCCAGGAAATACAGAAGGTATGATTGGATATGAAAATGGAGTAATAGTACAAAAATATGATGGAGAATATCCATTAATTCGTTCTGTATATTGGAATGAAACACCTTTAGCAGATGATACATATCCAGATAATGGATCTCTTAATTTTGATTTTATTAAATTAAGCCATACAAATGGAGGCAAGCCGTCTTTACATTCCAAGCTGCAACAACATAAATATATAGATTTGAAAGAAGAAGTTTATACTAAGAAATTATTACCAGGAACAAACGTAACAGATATACTTAATATAAAACAAACCACTCAAGAAAATAATGCTAAAAATGTTAAAATTATAAAAGATGCTTACAATACGTCTCAAAATTTATTAGTTAATATTCCTAAATATATCTCAACGACAAAA